GCGGGGATCGCGCCGGCGGGCGCTGGATCCAGCGGTGTCACGTCGCGGTACAGATACACGCGGTAGCCCAGGCTCGTGTTCGTAAGAATCCGACTCTTCAAGTCCTGGCGCACGCCCTCGAGCTCGGCCCGGCTCGAGATCCGCGCGCGGACGCGGTAGGTCCCGGCCTGGGCGTCGATTCGCGGGTCGGCGCAGACGCCGAGGACGGCGTCGAGGTTCCACTGGTCGTGGACAGCGAGGAGGGGCATCCGACCGGAGCGGACCCGCTCTTCGCGGTGGGCGCCGGGCGCGAAGCTCAAAACCTCGTCGATCTCCTCCATCCGTCCGTCGACCCAGGCCACCCGGCGGATGGGCTTCGCCGTCGCGAGCAACATATCGATCACGAGGGACCCGTCCGGCTGGGTCTGGATCTCGGGGAGGACCTCCCCGCGGATCGAGGGCTCCTCCTCGAACTCGAGCGTGCGGATTGCCCCACCCTCGAGCCCGTGCGCGGTTGCGCGCGCGCGTGCCTCGGCCTCGGTGAACCCGGGCGCGCGGGTCCTATCGGGAGCGGCGCGGGTCTCGTGGCCGGGCTTCTCGACCTTGTTGGACACGACAGGCAGTCTCCCGCGGGCGCGGGCCGCCTTCAAGTGCCGAAGAGCGCCGCGCAGGCCTCCGCGGGGGTCATACCGCGGGCCTGGAGCTTCCCGAGGAGCGCGCGGCCGAGCTCGTCCTCCTCCTCGTCCGTCTCGCCGTTTGCGGCCGCGTGGGTCGCCGCGGCGGCCTGGTTCGGCGTCTGGGTCTTCCCGGGGCCGGGGTTCTTCCCGTCCACGGTGAGCGAGAGCCCAAGCGCGCGCGCCTTCTCGAGGTCGAGGGCCAGGGCCTCCATGACCCGGTCAGGGTCCGAGCCGAGACCGGAGACCACCTGGGAGAGCGACTTGAAGCCGGCGCGCACGCTCTCGACCTCGGCCGTGACTTCCGTCCGCGGGTCGAGCATCTCGCGCCGCGGCGGGATCCACTCCCAGCCGAGACGGCCTGGGTCAGGGAAACCAGGCGTCAGGAGGTCCGCGACCTCGGCCGCGTCGCGCCACCAGCGGAGGCCCGGCTCGCAGAGGTGCGGAATCAGGATCCGCTCTCGGATCCCGTCGGCGTTCCGAACGAAGCCGATCCAGTCGCCGCGGATGCTCGAGAAGTTGACGCCCGAGAGGTCGCCGGTCAGGAGCCAGTAGGGGACGCCGTAGCCCTTCGCGACCGCGCGGAGCTGGACCGTCGAGAAGGCCGTGAAGCCCTCGTTCTGGGGCGGGTTCGGGAACGTGATCGTCTTCCCGGGCTTCAGGTACTCGATAGTCCCGGAATGGAGCTCGTCGACCGCCTGGCCCAGGCGGTTGACGTTGTCGCCCGTCGGCACGAGCGCGCCCTGGACGCCGTCCGAGAACGAGCTGTCGGCGCCGGAAAGGTCGTGCACGAAGCCCGCGAAGCTCGTCGCGACGACCATCCGGAGCTGTTCGTTGTCTTCGTAGGCGTCGAAGTCGTGGAGCCGGAGCGCCACGACCGCGCCCCACGGGATCCCGCGCACCTGGCCGACGCGGTCGGCGCGGTAGACGTGGCGAATCTCGGAGTCCCGGACGAAGGCCGAGGGCTGGAAGACTGCCGATGTGAACGAGTCCCCGGGGTGGTCCTGGAAGAGCCAGTAGCCGCGCCGACGCCCGATCGCGTCGTACTCGACGCCCTGGACGATCCGGTTCCCGCCCTTGTCGCGCTCGAAGTCCTTCAGGGTGTCGAGGTGGTCGCCCTCGAGGAGCTGGACCTGCAGGGGAACCGCGAGCGCGTCCCCGTCACGCCGGAACCGCCGGCGCATGAGCGTCTCCCCGCCGTCGATCATGCCCTCCACCGCGGCCGCCTGGAGCCCGTAGAACGTCTCCCGGCCGGAGGCGTCCGCCTGGGGCGTGTGTGCCCACTCCTCCCATAGCTCGGTGGCCAGGCGGAGCTCGGAGTCCCGCTCGTGCTTGAAGCGCGGGCGGATCCCGCGGCCTACCACGTGGGCGGTCAGCTCGCGAACCGCGGTAGCGGCCCATGGGTTGTTCCGGCGGAGGTCACGGCAGCGCGCGCGGAGCTCGTGGAGCGCGCCGCGCATTGCGGCCACGGCCGAGGTGTCGTGGGCGAGCCAGCCCTGGGTCCGGCGCCCGCGGTCGGCGCCTTCGTAGCGCCGAAGCTGGTCACGGGCGCGCTCGAGCCGCTCGAGGGTCTCGAGCCGGGCGCGGGCGACGGAGCGGCGGAGCGCCCAGGCGGGCGAGGCGTGCGCGATCAGGCGGTCGAGCCGGCTCACTCCCACCAGGGCCACCCGTGGCGCTCCCCGCCGGCCGCCTCGACGCCCTTGCTATGGGCCATGACCTTTCGGACCGGGCCGCCCGGCGAGAGCTCGGCCTCGATCACCGCGCGGGCTTGGAGGAGCTCCTCCATCGAACGGTAGGTGACCTGGCGCCCGTCGTCGTACCGGACGATGAGCGCGCCCGACGCGATCGCGCGTCTGATCCGGTCTAGGTCCGCCTGCGAAAACGATCCCATCGGCTGTCTCGGTTCCGGCGCCTCGGCTCCTGCCCCGGCTCGGGGGGCGGCGGCGCCTCGGCTGGGGTGGGTGCGGCGATCTTCGTGACGAGCTCCCGCATTGCGGACCAATCCTGCCGGCTCCAGCGGTCGGCGCCAAGGACGTAGGCGGCCGCCCTGGCGTAGACCCGGCAGTCGAGCGGCTCGTTCCTCTCGCGGGTCTTCTCCCAGTCGAGGACGACGCGGCCGCCCTTCAGGCGCCGGCGGACCAGGGTCTCAGCGGTCAGGCCCTTGAAGTGCTCCGGCCCGTACTGGGGAAAATGGCAGTAGCCGGCGGGGTAGGGCGCCCCGGGCTCGACCGGCGGCCGTAGCTGGAGGTTGTCGTAGAGCTCCTCTTTCAGGACCCCGGTGTCGATCGGCCAGACGCGAACCCCTCGCTTGATGCGCCGGCCGCCCACCTCGACGTCGAGCGCCATGGGGAGATCAACCGGGGAGCGCGTGCCGGTCCGCCCCTTCACGAGGAAGAGCCGAGCCGAGCGGCCGTAGCGCCGCGCCCACTTGTAAACCTTCTGGGCCTCGTACCCGGTGTCGACGGCGACGCCGGCGAGCCGCGATGGAGCTCCGCCGTCTGCGAACGTGAACGTCTGGACGAGAAGGCGATCGATCTCCGCCTGCCAGTCGCCCTTCGCCTGGTCGTACGGGCGCACCTGGTAGAGGACCGACCAGCTCTCGAGTTCAGGGCCCCACGCGACCACCTCGTACTCGATCCGGTCGGCCTGGAGGTCCACGCCGGCGGTGAGCAGGACGCCACCCTTCGGAACGCGCCCGAGCTGGAAGGTCTCGCGGAGTTCATAGAGCCGGCGCCACTCGGGGACGTCGCCCTTCTCCTTGAAACCCTCGCCGAGGTCCTGGTTCACCCAGACGCGGAGACGTGTCGGGTGCCCCTGGGCCCGTAGGAAGCGCGCGACGCTCTGGCTCCAGGAGTACCACCCGTAGGGCGAGTAGAGCGCCGAGAGGTGGTAGCCGCGCACGTGCTCACCCAGGCTCGGGTCCTCGGGGATCCAGACTCCGCGCTCGAGCATCCCGTCCTTCTCGTGCTCCTCGATCCGGCGCTTGCATCCCTCGCACTCGAGCCACGCGACGCGCCGGCGCTCGCGGAGCTCGAGGATGACCCGCTCGACGGGCTCGTCGTCGCCCTGCTCCCACCGGATGCGAGGCCAGACGATCCGCTGCAGCAGGCCACAGTGCGGACACGGAACGTGGTAGTAGCGCCGGTCCGTCTCCACGAAGGCCTTCAGGATCCGGCTCCGGCCCTCGACCGTCGGGGTCGAGACGCGGAGGATCTTCCTCGAGGTCCCGAACGAGTGAGTCGCGCGTTCCGCGAGCTCGACCGGGTCGCCCTCGCCCTCGAGCTCCTCGGGGAAGGCGTCCACCTCGTCGAGGAAGAGGAAGCGCGCGGCCATCGATCGGAGGTCGGCCGCGCTCTCGGCCGAACCGAGGACGAGCATCCCACCAGGGAAGACCTTCATCAGGGTCGTGTTCCCTGGGTCGCGACTCTTCCGGCTCGAGACCTTCGCGGCGAGGCGAGGCGTGTCCTCGATCAGGGCGTCGAGCGTCTGGCGGCTCTTCCTCTTCTGGACCTTCTCGGTCGGCATGACCGTGAGGAAGGGCCCCGGGCAATGGTCGATCACGTAGCCGATCCAGTTGTTCCCGAGCTCGGTCCCGCCGAGCTGGCTCCCCTTGACGAAGGTTACGTCCTCCACCGAGGAGGTGGACGAGAGGCAGTCCATGGGCTCGCGCAGGTAGGGCGTGCGCGCCGTCCTCCACGGGCCCTGCTCGCGCGAGCTCCTGGTCGAGAGCATCCGGTGGCGGTCCGCCCACTCGGAGACCGTGATCCTGGGGTCGGGCGCGACCCCGCGGAGGAAGGCCTCGCGGTAAGCGCGCCGCGAGACTTCGGCACGCTCGAGGACCGCGGCCGGTCCATCGGTCATCGGGCCCTGACCTCCGGACGGAGGATGCCCTGTCGGCGAGCCTTGGCCTTCGCGAGGGCGCGCGCCTGTAGGGCCGTGATCCTCCGCACGCCCTCGAGCGAGAGGATCGTGTGCCCGGCGCGCTGCGCGTGCTTCACCGCGTGCTCCCGGCAGAGCGCGACGAGGCCGTGCCCGTCCGAGAAGCAGGCGCTCGTCGCCCTCGCGCCGTGTCGGTGCGAGCACCGGGGGCCTGTCTTCGGTTGGCTCACGGGCGCGACCGTACCCGACAGGGGCGGCTCGAGCTCCTACCCTCGACGCGGTCGCCACCCAGGCTTGAGCTCGAGCGCCTTCGCCGCGCCTTCGATGACCGGCGCCACGTCGCAACACCAGGCCTCGAAGTCGGAGGCCTTCCCCTCAGGCCCGCGGGCCAGGACCTCGAGGACCTCCGCCCCGAGCTGGCCAGCGCGCGCACGCGACCCACGTCCTCGGGCTCGAATGGCCCGTTGCCGACCACGGCGTCGATGAGCTCGAGGTCGGTCCTCTTTGCCTTGCGCTTTGCCATGGTCAGGCGGACTGGACGAGGCAGAGCGCCGGCGATGGGCGGGGCTTCCCGCAGGGCAGGCCGCCGGGGAGCGTGCGGCCCTCGGCGTGGGCGATCCGGAGGTCTCCGTCCCACCTCTGCCCGGCGGAGTCGTCGAGCACGAGGTGGAGCGGACGGCCGTTGGGCGGCTCGAAGGTGGCGATCACTTCGCCGGAGCAGGAGACGAAGGTCCTCCCGTCGTCGCGGATCGTGAAGCGCGCGCCCTGGACCTTGACGTCGAGGAGGTCGTGCCTGGTCCCTTTGCCGTGGCGGTCGATTCGCTCGATCGACTCCGAGGAGAAGACGAGCTCGAGGCGGTGGCGGATGCTGTCCGCGTGCTCGAGGCGGTGGTGGATGCTCTTCGTTTCCATGGCGGGGCTATCGGCCGGCTGGCTCGTCGACCTGGAGCGGTTCCGGCGTCTCGTCGCGGTGGAAGAGCGGCGCGTCCGCTATGAACCTTTTCCCAGCCAGGGAGGCGTGCGCCTCGTCGCGCTCGATCCCGACCGAGCGGAACCCGAGGCGCGCGGCCGCGATCAGGGTCGAGCCGGAGCCGGCGAAGGGGTCGAGCACGAGCTCGTCTCCGCCCGGCCGGCGGACGAGCTCGAGGAGCCAGCGCATAAGGTCCAGGGGCTTGACGGTCGGGTGCTCGTTCCGGATCGCCCCGTCCATCGAGCGGTCGGAGGCGCTCGCCTTCGGGGCGTAGAAGAAGGCCGCGCGTTCGGGTCCGAGCTGGGCGGCCGCGGCCTCGCCGAGCAGGACGTCGGACGGCCAGCCCCCGCCCTCCGTCAGGCCGTGGGCCCCGAGGTGGAGGCCGGCGCCCCCTTCCTCGAGCGCGGCGCCCTTGAACCCGTCCGCGTGCGGGCGTTGGAGGAGCAGGATCGGTTCCCAGCCAGAGCGGAGGTCGGTCGTCCAGCCGGTCCACTCCGGGCGGCCGGTGAGTGTCTCGAGGCGGGCCGCCTTCGGGAAGCCCTGGCCGAAGAGCCACGCGAGCGTGCGGCGCATCTCGAAGCCGGCGTCCTCGAGCCCGGCCGCGAGGCGGTGGAAGGTGCGCGGCGAGCCGAAGGCAAGAACCATCGCGCCGGGCTTCAGCACCCGGTAGAGCTCGAGCCCCCACGTCCGGACCCACTCCTGGAAGGCTCGAGCGGTGGGAGGCGCCGCGTGCGGGTCGATGATCTCGCGGCGCCAGACCTCGCGGTCCGCGCACCCGTGGGGCTTCCTGTAGACGTCGCGGCGGCCGCAATTCTGACACCTCGAGGTCGAGGGCCGGCGCGAGACGCCGATCACAACGCGTAGCCCGCGATGCTTCGAGTAGCGCGCGCGCCTCTCGCTGGCCGCGCCTACATCCTCGATCCCTCCCACCGCGCCGGCGCGCTCGCCGCGGAACCTGGAGGAGAGCGTGTCGTCGAGACGGAACCGCTCCCAGTCGCGGCCCATGAACTCGAGCCCGTAGGGCGGGTCGGTCACGCACGCGGTGAAGGCTCCGGCCGCGAAGCGCGGGAGGAGCTCGAGCGCGTCGCCGAGGTGAACGTCGACCGGGCCCGAACGGAAGAATGGGGCGGGCGCGGTCACTCGGGACGCTCGTCGAGGAGCTGGAGCGCCTGGGCGATCTCGGCCGCGAGCGTCTCGTGGATTTGGGCGGGCTTGTCGAGCGCGGCGAGCCGGGTAGACAGGCGGTCAGGAATTGCCTGGAGTCGGTCGCGGAGCTCGCGGCCGAGGCGGAAGGCCTCGCGCTGGACCTCGCGCTTGTCGATCAGATACCCGCGGAGCTGGTCGAGCTCGAGCTGTTTCAGTTCGGCCTCGAGCCCGACGCGGATCGCCGACGCTCGAGCGTGCGAGAGCTGCTCCACCTTGCGCTCGCGGTCGACCGGGGTCTCGAACATCGAGGGCGTACCCTTCGAGGCCTTCGAGGGCCGGCCGGGAGGCTTCCTCCCCTTCGGTCTCTTCGACGGGTCGGCCCAGGCCTCCCACTCCGAGCGCCCGCGCTCGAGCTCGATCAGGTGGTGGCCAGTGCGCTCGTCCTTCGAAAGCGCGGCCTTCAGGCGGCCGGTGCGGATCGCCTTTTGGACCGCCTGGCGCGTCACGCCGACGGCCTCGCCGAAGGCGCGCGGGGAGAGGAGCTGGGCGGTCGCGGTCACGGACGAGCGGCCTCGCGAGCGAGTTCCTCGAGCTCGGGCGGGAGCTCCACGTCGAAGAGGCGCTGTCTTCCGCGCCAGGGGATCGGCTCCGCAAGGCGGAACGGGTGGATGAGTCTCCACGCGAAGCGGTCCGGAGCGAAGTTCCCGACGAGCATCTCCGCCTCGCCGATCCGCTCGGCCAGGGGCTCGAGGTCCTCAGTGTGATAGACCTCCTGGACCACAACGCCCCCGATGATCGCCCCGAGCGGGAGGTCGTCGACGCCGTAGCCTCGAGAGGCCAGGTCGCGGTACATGCCGTCGAGCTCGGGCATGTGGAAGCCAGTAGGACCGCGCTCCTCGGGTCGAGCTGGTCGCCGGCGCGAGGCGTGGATCAGGAGCGGCCCGCGGTGGCGCGTCGTCCACGGGCGCGTCTCGTACCGCTTGAGCCCGAGGACCACGAGCTGGGCCCAGGGCTGGAAGAGGGAGAGGCACTTCAACCCTCTGGGCTCCAGTCGATCGCCACCCAGCGCGTATTCGTCCATCCACGCTCGAGGCCGGTCACGAGCTCGATGACTACCCAGCGGTCTCCCTCGCGGCGCACGAACACGCCGACGCGGTCGGACGTGATTCCTCGCAGCGAGGACGTCTCGACCACGAGGTCGCCCGGCCTCGGGTTCAGGTGTCGATCCAGGACGCCCCGGGTGCGGTGGCCGACGATGAGAGCGTCATGGAGTCGAAGCCCGACGGCGACCAGGCGGCACGCTACCTCGAGCGCGCCGAGGAGGAGGCCCGCCGCGAGCCGGTGGAGTCTCGCCCAGGAGCTCCGGGTGTCGCGGGCCCATCGGACGAGCTCGCGCTGCGCGTCGAGCTGTCCAGAGTCCAGAGCCGCGCGGTAGGCGGTCGGGTCGAGCGCCCACCCGACCGAGTCGGCGCGCGCGAGGGCTCGCGCGATCGCCTCGAGGTCGATCCCGTCGAGCAGGAGGTGGGCGGTGGAGAGCGTGGTGGCCAGGCGGTTGACGTCGGCGCGGTAGGCCTCGAACGAGCTCGAGGGCTGGGCCGCGCCCTCGGAGGGCGGCGGGTTCATGGCGAAGCCGAGCGTACCCGGCCACGGTGGGGGTGCAACCCTTTTTGCAGGGTCGAGACTAGAGAAAGGTTGCGGCCCCGCGTCACC